GCCGCCCAGGGGGCGGGCCAGCGTGACCGTGACGGTCTTGTTGGTCGCGTCGACGTCCGCCGCCGCCGCGTTCGCGGCGAGTTTGATCGCGCCGGTGCCGGCCGAAGCGTCGAGCTTGCACACCGAAGCCCAGGTCTGCGGGCAGCGGCGATAGGCAAACGCCATCGCGCGGGTGCTGTACCGCAGGGGTTTCGGGAACGCGGCCATGCGCATGGCGTGGTAACCCACCTCGCGATACGGGTTCGCATCGCTCTGGTAGTTGATCCACATCCAGTCGCCGCTGAAGCCCGGCGCGGGACCGAAGGAGGTTCCGCCCGACAGGCTGTCCAGCTTCGGGGGGATCCGAATCCGGTACACGTCGTTGAGGAACACCACGGCCACGGCGATTTCCGCGAGCAGGTACTCGGGGTTCGCTTCGGGCAGCTTGCCGATCGTGATGCTGCGGCCTTCGCGCATCGGGAGGACGCGGCGGAACCACAGCTTGCCATCCGGGCCAACCTTCCAGTAGCGGAAGCGCATCTGGCGGCTGTCGTGGATTATGCCCCAGCCGCGCAGGTTCTTGAAGGTCTGCGTGTAGTTGGCGAAGAGCATTTCGGGCTTGGCCTCGCGCATGTCCGCGCGGGTGTCAGGGTCGTCGCGCAGCATCTTGTCGAAGTCCGACATGTGCAGCATCAACCCGAAGACCGGCAGTCCGCCCTCCTTCGAGATCGCGGCGCCGGGGCATTCGCTGTCGAGCCACATGTGGAAGAGGTCCAGGAAGCTCATGTTGAGCGTGGACACCTCGACGCCCGCGTCGATCTTCAGGACCGTGACCTTCTCGTCGGCGCCGAAGGGGCCGCCGCTGTAGGTGTAGGTCTCGAAGGGGTCGTACGTGAACTTCGGGGAGCCTTCCAGGGTCAGCCCGGCGGAGAGCACGAAGAGGTTCGTGGCGTCGGCCGCGAACTTCATGTAGGTCTCGCGCGAGTAGACTTCCCACGCCTGGGACGTGATCATCACGCCCATGGAGTAGATGTAGCCGACCTGGCGCTTGGCTTCCTCGGTCCACATGGCGTCGCGCACGCAGGTGACGGGGGACCGCCACTCGGTGCTCAGGCCGGTGTATTCCTTGGACTCCACGCTGAAGCCGTAGGTCTGCGGATCGTGGATCGTACAGGCGTTGTATCCGCCGTCCGCGCCGCCGCCGACTTCGGAAATCTGAATGGCCTTCCATTCGGAGATTCCGGCTTGCGGGCCGAGGCCAGGATGCCAGATGTTCGTTTTCTGTGAGAGGCCGCTGAAGAGAGGATACATTTCGCGGGCAATACGATCGCGGAACACCATCGGGTGTTCTCGATCATAGCGTTCCAGGAACGGGTCGAACCGCTCCTGCAGGTCGATAAGGCGCTGTTCAAAGTTCGAGACCTTGAACTGATCGCCGGGTTTGAAGGACATTGCTATCTCCTTGAATAATGATTCTCTTGAATGCGACAAACGCACCGTGCGCTTGTCGCGCCTGGTCCTGGTGCATGACCGAGATAGTCACCATTCCCCCCGGCGGGGCTTCGGAGGCGGAGCAGCCTCTATTTGTCTCCTATGCTGCACATTGAATCACAGGACAAAAGGGCAGTCAAGTCCTAAAATGTCAAAGGCGCGGGATTTTTGTCCCGCGCCTCTGGGTTGCCTTGGTTGGCGTCTACTTCAGGAAGTCCTCGACGACGTCGACGATGTCCAGCCCGTTGTCCGGCAGCTTGGCCTGGCGGGGGGCCGGCGGCTGGTCGGAGGGCGCCAGCTGTCCCAAGCGGGGCCGCTGGCCGATGACCTGCTCGAACTCGGCCTCCACCGCCTTGAGCCGGTTGTACTGCTCGACATAGCGGCGGCGCAGGTCGGGGGCCGTCAGGCCCTCGGCGACGTAGGGCGCCAGCTTCTCGGGGTCCATCGTCAGCAGCAGGCCCTTGAGCGTCTGCTTGCGCTCGGCAACGGCGGCGTTCCAGTCCTCGTTGTCCTTGACCTCCCGGTAGTACGGGGAGCCCAAGGCCACGGCGTCGGCAATGGCCTTCTCCGTGACGGAGTCAACCCGGCCGGCCATCGCGGCAATTCTCGCCCGCGACTCGGCTTCGTCGATCGCCGCGGCCGTCTCCTTGGCCTTGTCCAGCGCGACCGCGCGTTCCTGGGACACCTCGTCGAACTGGTTCAGGTAGGCCAGAAGCGTGCCCTTCAGGGAGGGCGCGGCCTCGTCGATCGCGTACTCGCGCGCCGACGGCTTGGTCTCGGCCACCAGGGCCCGGATGAGCTTCACGGCCTCGGCCTGGTCCACGCCCTCGGTGACCAGGGTCTGGACCATGCGCTGGCCCAGCTGGTTCATGCGGTCGTCGTAGCGCTTCCTGAACTCGGGGCTGCGCGTCAGGTCGATCTTGGCGATCTCGGCGTTTAGCTTGGCGAGCTCCTCTTCCTTGGCCTCGAGCTGCTGCTTCAGGGTGGCGACCTGCTCGGCGTCCTGGGCCTTGGAGGACAGCTCGTTGACCTTGGCGTTCAACTCCTGCAGCCGCTGGCGGGCCTCCTTGTGGGCGGCGCGCTCCTTGGCAAAGGCCTCGCGCTGCTTCTTCTCGGGCAGCCGCTCGATGTCCTCGTCCTTCAACAGGTCGGCCGGCATCCCGGACTCGTCCTTCTTGGGGGCGGCGGCAGCCAGGAAGTCCGGGGACAGCGGGTCCACGGGCTCCGCCGGCTTGACCGGTGGCTTGGCGGGCTTGGGCGCCGGGGCCGCCAGGTCTCCGGGTTCCAGGTCGGTCTTAGGGGCCGCCGGGGCCGGCTTGGCGGGGGGCGTCTCCTTGTCCAGGGCCGACAGCACGGAATCCGCGATGTCGCCTTCGAGCTCCGCCTCGATCACGGGCGGCTTCACTTCTTGTTCGGTGGGGTTCATGTCGTTCTCCTTGCGGGTTTCTTCTTATAGCTTTCGAGCTCCTCTTCCGAGTAGCCGTACATCTCGCGCAGCAGGCGGCGCTCCTCTTCGCTGATGGAACCGTCGGCCTGGGCCAGCATGCGCAGCGCCTCGCTGCGGTTGTTGGCCATGACGACGACGTTGCGCAGCAACTTGGCCATCCAGGTGGCCCCGCCCACGAAGGCGCCGTACGACGCCTGGACGTGCTGGGGCTGGTCCCACGGAAACATCTCCCCGCGGATGGAATTGACGGCGAGCTCCAGCAGCCTCTCGCCCCCGTTCGCCATGTATTTTGCGTGGGCATCCGCCACTCCGGGCGCGGTCCTCACGAAATCCAGCAGTTCATGCCGCAACTGCGGCTTCTTGTTTTCGCTCATCTCGTTCTCCTGGTTGTTCTCCCCGGGGCCTTAATCCGCCCGCTTGTAGTCGGCCAAGTCGGCTTTGCGCCGCGCGACCTCCTCCTCGAGCGCCATCTTGCGTTCCGCCATTTCGCGGTCCAGCTGGCTGCGCATCTCGGCGCCCCAGCGCTTGATCTCGTTCTGGGCAGCGGTCTTCTCGGCCCTGACGGCGTTGAGCGACTCCTGCTTCATGGCTTCGAGCTGGGCCTTGAGCTCCACCTCGCGCAGCTTCACGGCGGTTTCTCCGTTCATGCGGTTCTCCAGTTCCTGCATGACCTGCTGCTGGCGCTCCATCTCGAGGCGCTGGCGCTGGTCGGCGTTCTGCTGGGCTTCCTTCTCGACGCGGCGGTAGAACACCACGAGCTCCTTGAGCATGTCGGAGGCGCGCCGGACAAAGTCCTTGCGGCTTTCGTCGGCGGCCAGGAACCGGATGTGCTCCTCGCAGTTCGGCAACGCCGCGGAGAACGTCCGCAGGATGGCCTCCGGGTCGGCCGGCTTGCCCTCCTGGGGCTGGTCGTAGGACTGCACCATGCCGCCCAGCAGCTCGAAGTGGATCGCCAGATGGGCGGTGTGCAGCTGATCGCTGCCGGCCGGCACATAGGCGCCTTCGCGGAAGTCGTTGTTCTCGAGGGTAGCGATGGACTTCTCGTTTGTCGGGATCTGGTCGCGGGTGCCCAGCGGGAAGACGTTGTCGACGTCCTTGTAGCCGATGAGGGCCGACACGAACTGGCGCTCGACGTACCTGCGACCAGCCTCGTCCATCGCTCCGCGCAGTTTCATGAGCTTGCCCCACGTAGTCTCGCGGGCCTCGGGGCTGCCGCCGCCGATTGCGCGGTTGACCTCAACGACCAGGGCGTCCTCGAACTTGTCGAAAAGGATCTCGGGGACGTTGCGGCGCAGGCAGCGCTCGCGGAACGCCTTGGCCTCTTTGGCCCCGGGCAGCTTCCCTGACTTCTTGGACAATATCACGGCGCGGCGGAAAATCTCGCGGTGCAGGTTGGTCCACATCATGTACTCAAAGTTGGCGGCGTTGGCTTCGATGCGGAACTCCCGCCGGCGCTCGGAAATGACTTCCTCGGTCGAGCGGGTGCCGCGGGCGTTGACCTCCATCTGCTCCGGGTTCATCCGCGTCATGCCGACGTTGTTGGAGTAGACGCCGCGGACCGCCATGCGCAGCTCGAGCAACCGCTCGATGGGCGGCGCGAACGCGGAGTTGATGGCCTGGAGCCCCGGCGGAATCAGCGTCGTTGGCCCGATGCGGACCACGGACATCTCGTCGGCGTCCCAGCCCTGTTGCGCCTGCAGCACGAGCCCGCCGGACAGCATGCCCCCGTCGAGCGCGGTGTTGAGCATGCGGTTGGAAATCTCGCAGTACGGCGCCAGGTCGTGGCCCAGGCCGTCGACAGATCCAATCGTCCCCTCGGAATAGTTGAACGGGTTGAGCCAGATCGCCTGGCTCATCTTCCCGAACTGCTCGAGCTTCTTGAAAATGAAATCCTCGGGCTGACAGGTACCCATGGCGGGGTCAATATCAATGTAGTGGCTGACCTCGGGGCCCGTCACGGATTTGATGAGGTAGCGGACGACAGGGATGCTCTCGAGCTCGAAGACGGCGACCTCCGCCGGGCGGCTGGCCCGCCAGGCTTCGAAGGCGGCCCACTGCCCAATGACATCGTCCCGCACGGACGGGGGCTCGGTCGTGGCGTTGGAGTCGGTCGTCGCCTTGTAGAACTGCAGGACGACCGCGCGCAGCTCCTCGACGTTCCAACCCGCCATCTTGGCGGCCTCGGCGTTCTCGGGCTCGAGCTTGGGGAGGATGTCCTGAAGCAGCAGGGTGTCGCGGACGACGCAGCACGGAATGGAGTCGGCCAGGGGCGGGAACTTGGGGTCAGTGAAAAAGCTGTACTTGGGCATGCGCACGGGGCGCCAGTCCCATTCGTCCGGCCAGCAGGCCACGCCGAGGCCCAGCTTGATGCGGTCGCGGCTTACCTGGTCGAGCAGGAGGTAGTTCTCCGGCCAGTCGACGTTGAGCATGTGGGTGTACTCTTCGGCGATGATCTCGCCGTACTGCGCCAGGGGGTTGGGCGACCGGTACTCCTGGTACTCGGGGCGCACGGTCACCTTGATGCGGTTGCCGACCTCCATGTGCAGGTCGTAGGCGGTGTCGGCGCGGTGGTTGACGATGCCCTTCATCTCGCGCAGGTTCAGGTTGGCGCGCCAGCCCTGGCCAAGGCCGCGCAGCTCGGCGTCGTCGTAGGGCGCCACGCCGCGATGCAGCGCCATGACGCGCGCGTCCGCGCGGTGCACGTCGATCAGCGCCTGGCGGTAGCGCTGGTAGACCTGCCGCGCGACCTCGGGGTTGCCCAGGCGGTCGCGGACGGCGCGCGCCTTGTGGTCGACCGTCATGATGGCTTCCTGCTTGCGGGCGCCGGGGGGAGGGGAGACATCGACTACTTCGGCCTGTTTCATTTCTCGGTCTCCTTGGCGGGGATGTGCGCCGGCGTCCCGTGCAGCCAGCAATTCTCGGGATAGGTGTGGCGCGACAACTCGTTCAGTGTGGACTGCTGCACCCAGACCTTCGCCCTGAGCAGGCATTTGCATACCCGGCAGGTATCGAGCGCGGCATCAACCGACGTCTTCTTCCCGGCCCGCACGAACCACCCGAACAGGTCGAAGAATTCGTTGCCGGGGCAGCTTGTGCAGATGCCGTGGAGGTTCGACGGGCAGTTTGCGCAGATGGCCGCGCGCCGCTCGGCCTCCGCCTGCTCGACGAAGAAGTCCTTGCGGTTGAACAACCGCCCGACGATGAGACGGGTGGCGTCCTTTATCATTCGCACGGACAGATACGGGACCGCGGGCTCGTCGGGGCCGCCGACACAGAACCCCTTGGGCAGCCGCTGGCAGATGAAGTGCTCGATCCGCGCACGCATCTCCGGGTCGCCCGGCCACTCCAGCTTCTTGTCGGCGTACCACCGCTTGAGCTGCTGCATGAGCCCGATCTGCATCGGGGACTGAAACCGGAAGGTTTCGCCCTCGTGCTCGATCTCGTAGATCCAGCCGATCGGCGGAACCGTTCCGGCGTGCATGAACCTGGCTCTCTGCGGCTCGGTCATTTCATGATCTCCGAAGCGGCCCCGGCGAAATCCTCGCCCAGGGCCAGAGCGTCCTTGACACCCTTCTCAACATCCTTCATCGAAGGATCCGGCGGAAGAACCTCCCCCACGACCTCGACCCGCTTGTAAGGGTTCTTCATGCGGGGAGGCACGCCGTGATCGTGCGAGAAAACCCACTCGGCCTCCTCGCGGCTATCGAAGAGCTTCGTCGACACCCAGCCGGTGCCGCGCACCTGGAACTTCTCGACAAGGTGCCCCGCCGCCGCGGCCGTCACGGGGACGATCTTCAGATCGTCGCCGGAGAACGGGCACAGCTTGCGGGGCTCCTTGAAGCCCAACTCGACTACCTTACTGGTCTTCTTGGGGCGGGGCATCTTCGCTCTCCGGCTGTTCCGGCTTGGCCACCTGGAACATCTGCGGATTCATGATCATGGTCAGGGCGTCGTTGGTCCACATCCCGGCTTCGCGCAGCTTGAACATGGTCTGCTCGAAGTTGCGTCCCACTGCCGGCATCCGCTCGACGTACGGCGCGTAGAGCTCGCCGACGGCGTTATAGGCGGCCTCCAGGGCCTGGATGAACGCCTGGGCGCCCTGGGGCAGCTCTTGCTCGGTCGGGGGTTTCGGGGTGAAGTCTGGCTTGATCTGGTCGTCACTCATGGTTGTTCTCCTATACCGCGGCCGTTTTGTACGCCCTGGCGTCCAGGTCGTGCCTCTGGGCCAGCCGCCTGAACCCAGACGGTCCCCCGGGACGACGGCCCCAGGGTCCCGCATATTTGTTCGAAATCGTATCGGCCCCCGCCTGCATATTCAAGACAAATCGTACGACGCCGATCGCGATGGACAAGGCGTCCTGCTCGTCGGGGGATTCGCCGGCCTTGAGCTCGTTGCCCTCGCGGGTCGACTTCTTCTTGGACAGCAGTCGGCGCAGCACGCCGACGCGCTCCAGCAGGCGCCCGCAGAGCTGCTCCATGGCGACGAGCGGCACGTTGCGCAACTGGCCCGCGCGGACGAAGGCGGCGACGGCGGCCCACAGCTCGGTCGACTGGTTCTTGAAGCGGTCCGACGCCTTGCGCACGTCGCCCTTGGACAACGGCATGTCCGAGGCCGCGGCGTTGGACACGAACCGGCGAACCGTCATGAAATGCTTGGACTGCAAATAGTCGGCCACGCTCTGGGTCGCGCTGTCGTCCACGCCGATCAGCTCGGGCTTGACGCTCAGCTCCTCGGCGTACTCCTTGATGGCGTCGCCCACCTGGTCCGTGACGGGGATGGCCGAGGACGCGTCGATCCTGGCGTACCGGGGCTCCAGGCACGACAGCTTGACCTGATTGTTCTTGTCGATGCCGATTTCGATGGCCTGCATGACGGCCCGGTTCCCGCCTTCGGAGAACGCGGGGTCGCAGCCCAGCACGGTCACCGATGGCGCGCCCATCCACGTGACGTCCTCCGTGGAGCCGCTGCGCAGAACCTCGGTCATCGACAGCAGGGTTTGTTTTTTGCCCTGGGCGGGAGGGAACCCCCGCACCATGGTCCAGAACTCGGGGTCGTCCTCGTTGCCGCCGACGTCCTTGCGGATGTCGTCGAGTTTCTCCTTGGTCAGCAGGAACGTGAGCTTCTTCTCGGGGTGAAGGATTGCCGGGCTTCTGAGACCGTCATGGCGCCTGATCTTTCCGTAAGGGCTATGCCATTCATGTGTGGTTTCAGGGTCGATGGCGGCAAAGCCGCCCGGCAAAATGGGCTTGGAATACTGGGCCGCTAGATCCGTGAAGCTGTCGGGGTTGCAGAGCCCGACGAGCTTGAAGTCCTTGGCGCCGATGGATAGGTTGGTGCGTACCCGCATGGCGGCCGGGCGCATCTGGGACAGCTCGTCGAGGACCAGGCGGACGTAGGGCAAGTGGGCGCCGGTGAGCTTCGTGCGGGCCTCCTGCTCGGTGCCTTCGGCCACAGCGACGCCGCGGATCGACGCCTTGTCGGTGGCAACGCCCAGCTCGTCGTCCTCATCGAGGATGATGGCGTTGTCGGTCTTGCGCAGCTTGCCGGGCATTTCGAACCGCGAGAAGTGCTTGATGTAATGGAAGTACCGCAACACGGATTCGTAGGAGCGGATCTTCAACATCTGCAGGGACGTCGAGGCCAGAATCGCCACGGTCTCCTGGGGGTCGACCATCCAGTCGATCAGGGTGAGCAGGCCCATATCATTACTATTGTGGGTAACGATAAAATCGTTTGTGAGGTACAGCCCGCGGGGATGGTCTAGTGTAATGCACTTCATGGGCGCAGACGCGCCTGTTTTTTCCACGCCGACTATGTATCTCCTATTGGCGCCCCGCCTCCCCGAGCGCAGCCGTACCGCTTTCCGCGCACACTTGAAGAGCCCGGCCGTATCCTTCAGCGAAATGCGGACCGCGTAGCTATCCTTGCAGGGAACATACTCGCCAGTAGTTTTTTTATATCCTGCTTTTGTCCGTGTAACAGTCGCCATGCCCCCTAAAGATTGCACAAGAAACTGAACATCTGCGGCCAGCTGCCCGGACGCCGAATCAAAGTGCGTGGCTCCGGAGGCATCGACGCCGCCGTCCGTGTCCAGAAGGCCCGACAAGACTTCGCGCCGCACCCGCTCGGAATTATACAGATATGCTTTTGGGACAAATTTGGTGTCGGACACTGTTCCCCAAAGTCCATAGTGGCGAAGCGCGCTTATGTATTTGTTACTCCCGCGAGATGCGTCGGTATCCGCGGCGGATAACCCGAAATCTTTTCCGTTGCGTCGGGACTTCAAGACATAGCCGGGTTCGAGCCGCGCCTTTACCTCGGCCAATATGTCCGAGTCTACACAGGTAAAAGTCAGCCCGCTCTGCCGAAGACCGCCAAGGGAGCCGTCCCCGAGTAAGCACCCCAGCACGTAAGGATCTATGCGCACGGGGGAAGGCTTAAAATACACAGGTTCGCACAACGGAATGCTATACATACCGCGGCCCGTTCGGCACAGGTCGGCCAGCTTGGTCGTTGTAATTACATGCGGCCGCGTCCACCCAGACGACCTACGATCTTCTACTTCCCAGAGATGGTCTGGTGCGCAAATCGTGCTGGTACCGTCCTGGAAAGAAACCCGATATTCTTCCTGGACGCCTACGTCATGCGTTTTAATTACTTCTGCAGTCTTTCCATCTTGAGCAAGCACTCGGTCGCCGACCTGTATGTCCCCCATAGTCCGCGGGCCGAATGGAGTCATTACAACAGAATCCAATCTGGCCGCTTTCCCTGACGACGCACAGCCCCAAGTAATGAGGAACTTTTCCGTGGTCCAGTCGTAGACATGCTGCTCGCTCCACTCGTGGCGGACGAACTCCTTGCGGGGAATGAGCGAGTAGATGGCGCGCCAGAAGCACTCCCACGGCTCCTTCTCGGTG